ATCAACAATGATTCCTTGAAAATGACCATCTTCCCATCTTCTTAAAGTATTAGCATCATCGCTTCTTGATTTTACCGGAGTCACAATTCCCCCCTCAATAAAAGCCTTACAATTTTCTTTAAAGGCCTCATAAAAACCTCCGACAATGTCTAAATTAGAGTGTTCCGAGGATCCTTCAAAAGTATCCAGTGCATATACATGCACACGCTTACCCGAGTTAATAATATTGGTCGCTAAGTAAGAAGTAGAACGGCCCATAAAAGATCCAATTTCTAAAATTTCAGATCCATCAGGACAATTCTCTAAAAGTTGATCATAAGCTTCATGCATATTAAACCAACCGGGTATTTTAAAATAACTATGTTTCATTTTTTTTCCTTTCCTGCATTTCCATTGCAGCTTCTAACATGACCGCTTGCATATTAGTAAAATAATTTTTACCTAATAATTTATCAGCGAGTCTTCTTGCTCTTCTTCTTTTGTCTTCCTCATAATGCCATTTTTCGGAAGCTCTTTTGTCCGTATGTTCATATACCGGTCTTCTCTGTAATTTATATTTTTTAGAATCCGACATAATACTTATCTCCTTTCTCTATTAAAAACTCCACAGATCGAATTCTGATCTCTGTCCTTTTTAAATTTTTATCATCCCAATTATTAATATCATTTCTCCATTTCTTTAATTGTCTTTGATAAAGACTTAAAAGTCTTTCATGATATTTTTTTATTGGAAATACTTTTTTACTTCTCACGTTTAATAGATTTTCCTTCTAAATATTCTTCTACTGTTTCTACAGCTTTATCTAGATCATTTGCTCTATCAAATTTGACATACATTAAAATATTTCTTAATGCGTTTTTAAATTCATCTTCTCTGACGAATTTATACTGGTCACTTAAATCAGCCATTTCTTAAACTCCTCTCCCATTATTTGAGTAGCTATGTTTATTTTCTGTCGAAGACTTTTTAAGATGTTTTCATCTACGGTTCCTTCGCAAACCAAATCAACATATGTTACCTTACTTTCAGTTCCAATACGATGATTTCTTGCCTCCGCCTGTTCTCTTATTTCTAAATCATAATCATTAGAATAAAAAATCATGGTTTTAGCTATTGTCAAAGTTAAGCCATATCCCCCTGTTCGAGGATGGCCCACTAAGAACCTCATGTGGTGATTCGGATCCATAAATCTTTCTAAGATTTTTGGTCTTTCCGCACTCGGAGTTTCACCATAGAAACCTTCCGCGGACCCCGATCCGAACTTCTTATCTAAAGTTTCAATCACCTTCCTAATATTATGTCGATACGAGCACCAAATAATCACTTTTCCATCAACCTCTTCGATTGTTTCTAATAATTCTTTGAGTCTATTCTCTGAAAAATCAATTATTTCTCCTTCATTGGTCGTCATATACCCGCACGCGATTTGATGAAGTCTTTTTAACTGCGCAATCAATGTCGCCGTAGTCAATTCTCCCTCTTCCATTTGAACTAAAGCCAAGTTTTTCATTTGAACATAAGCTTTTAATTGTTTTTCGCTCATTGGAACTCTTCTCTTCATATAAATTTTATCAGGCAAATCTAATGCTTCGTCTTTTGTGACTCGATAAGAGAATTGCCGAATCTTTTCTGTTAACTCATCGAGTCTTTTATATCCTGTTACTTTATTAAAACTTCTTCCACCAAAACTTAATTTTACTTGATCACAATATCGGGCCTTAAAAGAATAAATAGAACTAAAACCTAAAAGATCTTCATTTAAAAAAGCACATTGACCATATAAATCCTCGGGTGATTTTGTAATAGGTGATCCTGTTAAAATAACTCGATACTTTGCCATGGCTCCAATCTTGATGCACTTCTTAGTTCTTTTGGTTGACATATTTTTAATGATTGTAGACTCATCAATACACATCAAAGTTTTTCCGGAATATGTAAAACTATCCGCAACCTTTGAACCGTAGGCCGTAATGATGCTATCGACATTCATAATTAAAATTTTTAATTTTTGATTAACAGAAAATAGTTTTTCTTTAATTTCGTTTTGTTCTTTTTTTGTTTTTGCGCCTTCCCAGACATGGACTTCAAACTCAATGTGTTCAGCTAAATGTTTTTTTAATTCATCTCGCCAATTGTATTTAATTCCATTAGGGCAAACAACAAACAGTTGATCAGTTTTTCCATTGTCATAAAGAATAGATACTCCATCAATTAAAACTTTTGTTTTTCCACAACCCATTTCCATAAATAAAGCATATTCGGGGCTACGGTTCTCAAATTGAGCCATCATTCCTCCTAAGCCCACTAATTGGTGTTGCATAGGTTTGGTTTTAAACTTGTATTTTTCTAGTAACATGATTATAAACTTATTCTAAGGAAGAAATTATTATGAATGATACAAAAAGTAAAGTTTATATTGTCCAAGATGTAATGAGAAAACATCCGGATGGTACAATAAGATCTCTCGATTATTCCAAAGCCAAAAGATTTGGTGAAGTTATATTTTTATTTGAGGGACAAAAACAGGTGGTTATGTCTCCTCAGCCCACAATAAGAAAGTTAAAAAGTATGCTGAAAAACATAACAGATACAGACTATATATTATTAGTTGGGGATCCCGCACTTATAGGCTTGACTACAAGTGTGGTTTCATATATTCTCAACGGTAGATATAATATGTTGAAATATGATAGATTAGAAAGAGATTACTTTCCTATCAGAGTCGACATAAACGAATAAGAAAGGCAAAAAATATGACCGATAAAAACGAAAAGATAAATGGCGTAATAACGTATCATAGAAGAACGAAAAGCGGCATGGCAGTCTTTTATCCTAAACATGATATCACTATCAAGAAGGATGAAAAATTAGTTCTCCATACTGTTCCTAGTAAACAAGACATCACTAAAGGTTACGAGAAATGTCCCATCGTAAGTTACACTGTTTGTGATGCTACTGTAAGTACAGAGGATGTAGTACTGGATAGCTTAAACTACAGAACAACACATAAGCCTATCTCTAAAGCTGATCAAAGAATTATTTCTACTGCAATAGAAACAATCAATAAGCTTGAAGAGTTACCACTTGATCGTAAAGATTTTGATACTCTTTCATCTAAAGTTATGGAAGACTTCAAAAAAATTATGGATATAAGACTAAAACAAAAAGTGTTAGAGTCTAAGTGGGCTCGTGAAAAATTAATTAAAGAGAAAGAAATGAGGAATCAATATGTCGATTAATTTAAGAAGAGATAAAAGTGATTTTGAAGTTAGTGAAGTAGATCCAATTTCAAAAGCATGTCAAGATTATTTAAAATTTGAAAATGAAATTAATGATCTTGAATTATTACTTAAAGCTAAAAAAGAAAGCTTACGTCAACACAACGAGCACATCGTTCAGTTAATGGAAGAGCGTGGTGTTACATCAATCAAAATGAGAGATGGACAATCTGTTGACATCAAACCTTTTTATACTGGTAGCATAACCAAAGAGAAGCAAGAGGAAGCATTCCAGTGGCTTCGTGATAACGGTTATGATGACCTTATAAAAAATCAAGTAGTAATAAAGTTTGGTAGAGCTGAAGATGAAAAAGCTGATAAACTTTTTGCTGACTTGGCAAACCAAGGCTTAGACACTGATCGAAGTGTTAAAGTCGAACCCATGACTCTTAAAGGTTTCATTCGTGAAATGATTGAGAGTGGAAAAGAACTTCCTATGGAAACATTCGGAGTTTTTGTAGGACATAAAATAAACATTAAGAAAGGAAAATAAATATGACCGAGACAAAAAAAACGCAAGTAGCGAAAAAAGAAACAGGAAACGTGATAGCAATGGGAGACTTGTTAAAAAAGACAGGACCTTCTCTATCAGAGAGAAGCACTGAAGATTTTGCAATTCCTTATTTGAATATCATTGGAGATACATCTCCACAAATTGACAAGGAAGACTCAGAATATATTCCCGGAGCGGAAGCAGGGATGATCTTCAATAACGTAACCGATAAAGCTTACAAAGAAATAACCGTCTTACCTGTCTATTATAGAAGACGTTATGTTGAGTGGGCCGAAAGAGGTGAAGGACCCGGTGCTCCTGTAAATATCTACACACCTTCTCAGTTTGAACAAATGAAAAGAGAAGGAAAAGTTGTTCGAGGCGAAGACAATAAAGAGAGAATTGTCGGTGGAGATACTTACATCGAAAATACTGCTGAACATTATGTTATTGTTTTAGAACCCGATGGTATGTGGTCTAAAGCTATTATCAAAATGAAATCTACTCAGCTGAAGAAATCTAGAACATGGAACTCAATCATGTCTAATCAAAGAAGAGTCGAAGGTGATGAAGTTTTTCAACCGAAAGATTTTGCTCGCTCTTATTCTTTAAAAACTATTAGAGAAAAGAATGACAAAGGAAAATGGTTTGGTTGGATTATTTCTGAAGGAAAATGGATTGACGAACTCGATAATCCAAATGTTCAGAAAATCTATGAAGACGCTATGTTGTTTGAAAAACAAATACATAGTGGTGAAGTAGATTCAACACCACAAAGAGAAGACGAGAAAGTTTCAGTTCAAGGAAATTCTGCGCAAGCAGATTCTGACTTACCGTTTTAATTGTAGGATGGGCTAGCCGATAATCTCGGCTAGCTTTTCATTAGGAGGCAAAATGAACGTAGAATTAGTAAAAAAATTTAAAAATATTTTTACCGGTTTAGAGAGGGCTCATGGAGTTTTTGAAAAATTAAACGAGCCACAAGAAGGTAAAAAACTAGAAGCTCGAATGACCACGGTCCACGAGCCGCCGACCATAGAAAAATTTGAACAACACTTAAAAGGAGAATATCCGGCTATGGGTATTGTTCCAATTAATGATAATAATGAGTGTTTGTTTGGTGCCATTGATATTGATGTATACCCTCTGGACCACAAAGCATTACAGAAAAAAATAAAAGATAAAAAATTTCCTTTGGTAATGTGTCTATCTAAAAGTGGTGGAGCACATTTATATATGTTTATGGATAAACATATCTCTGCAAAAGAAATTCAATTAAAGCTTAGTGAGATGGCCACTGCTATTGGTTATCCTAAAGTAGAAGTTTTTCCTAAACAAATAGAGTTGTTTGTTAAAGAAGGAGAAGAAAGAAGAGATACGGGAAGCTGGATTAATCTACCTTATCATGGCCGTAACAGATACGCTATTAAGGATGATGGTTCTGCGGCGACACTAGAAGAATTTTTTAAGCTATATGAAAAAAATGTTGTTTCTGATTTAACTAAAATCAAAACTGATTTTAAAAATGAAATAATTAAAGATGGTCCTCCTTGTCTACAAATCTTAACAGAAGAAGGTGTAGGGGAAGGTGGAAGAAACAACGCGTTATTTAATATCGGGGTTTATTATCGTAAGTTTGATCCCGATAATTATAAAAATCTTATTGAGGACTATAATCGTCAGTATATACAGCCTCCTTTAAAATCTGACGAGGTATTAGTTGTCATTAAGCAGGTGTCTCAAAGTGACTCCAATGGGGCACCAAGATATTCTTACAGATGTACTCAGCCTCCTATTGAATCCCTCTGTAACAAGAGGCTCTGTAAGAAAAGAAAGTACGGGGTGGGCGGAGAGAATGACAGGGAACATCCTGTTTATTCTGATCTCAAGGTGTACAAATCTGATCCACCTCGTTACTTTCTCAATGTCGATGATCGTAGAATTGAAATATCATCTACAGAAGACTTAATGGCTCATAAAAAAGTTATTCAAGCTTGTATTGAACAGTTAAATAAAGGAATCCCAAACATGGCTTTAAATGATTGGAATCAAACTTATACAGAATTATTGGAAAATATTTCTATTGATTATCCTCCTGAAGAAGTCACTAAAAAAGGTGAGTTCAAAGAATTGTTAGAAGAATTTATTCTTCATCAAGGAGAGGCTTTAAGTATTGAGGATGTTTTTTTAGGCAAATCTTATACGGAAGATGGTTTTACATATTTTGCTCTTAAAGATTTAATGGATCATTTGAAAAGAAATGATTTCAAAGAGGGTAGATCATGGGTAACGGTAAGACTTAGAGAAGAATATCAAGCAGAAGATTTAACGAAAAGAATTAAAAAAGTAAAAGTTAGACTTTGGAAGATGAAAGAAATTTTGTCGGATGATGTAGAACTAGATGTTCCGGATATGAAAAGACCGGATATAGATGAAGAGGAGATACCTTTTTAATGTCTATGTTAATATACATAATTGGACCTAAAGATCTTAGGGGAAAAGAAACAGCTTTTTTTAAAGTAGGAAAATCACACACAAGTGCTTTAAAGAAAAGACTACAAAGTATTCAGACAGGTAATCCAGAAGAACTAATTGTTCATTCAGATTTTACTGTTAATTGTAAGTCATTAGAAACTCAATGCCATAGTAGGTTATTGTCTACTCCAGGTATTACAAGAGAAAATGGTGAATGGTTTAAAGGAAGTTTTAGTCAAATATTATAAGTAGTTCAAATAACAATTGAGTTGTATGACAAGAACGAACGCTATCAAGAAAGTGATTACTATAAAGAACTTTCTGAAAAATATGAGAGATCTAATAAAAAACTAGATAATTTAGAAAAAAATATTCTTAAGGATATTAGTGAACTAAATTTAAGAATTGAATCTCTTCAAAGCACTTTTAATCATTATAAAAATGTCAAAAAGAAAAATGATGAATTAAAAGAGCAAGTTAATAAATGGAAGTATAAAAGTAATTACGAACAGTATCAAACCGATCCTCTTTATGATCATTATGCTTTTTTAGATTGGACCTTTTTAATCAAAGATTTGTTGGAAGGAAGATCTCATACTAGGCATCATAGACAAAAGAGTGACAATCATTTACCTAGTTTTTCTACTCGTTACGACGATATTGAAAGAATTGATATTTGTGTTTTAGGAAAAAATATTTTTAATGAACTTTGGAGAATTTATATCAACAAAGACAAACAAAGAAGTCAACATTATGACCGAGACACAGCCAATAACAATTGGGGATCAAGAAGAAGAAAAATAAAAGGATGTGCTATTGCTGAAACAGATATTTATGCAAACAGTAAGCCGGAATTATTTGTCGAAGAATTAAGGGAGGATAAAAATGAGTAAACCGATAGTTGTTATTGGTCCCCCAGGGACAGGTAAAACGACTTTTATCTTAAATAAGATTGAAGAATATATTCAACAAGAAGTTAAGATTGATGAAATTGCTTTCTTTTCTTTTTCAAATAAAGCAGTAGACGAGGCCAAGCAACGGGCCGCGGACCGCTTTAAAATACCCATGAATCAGCTAGAGAACTTCTCGACTCTACATTCGTTTGCTTTACGTCAAATGGGTTTAACTCGAGAGTATATATTAAGTAAAAACGATTGGAGAAACATATCAAATGTATTACGGATTAACATCAATGTTAGTAATGATGACGATTCTTTTTTTAATTCATACGATGAAAAGTATATTCATCTTATAGAAAAAGCAAAAAGAAGAGATATCGATTTAGATTCTGCATGGGCGATGTTTGCTCAAGACATTGTTAAACATAAGTTAGATTACATAGCAAAAGGTCTTCAAGAATATAAAGACTATGGTTATGAAAATTTTACTGATGGTGTTACAGGGTTTATGGTTAAAGATGTAGGTCCCAAAAAAGATTTTACTGATTTAATTAGTGACTATGTAAAAAGTGATCGAATCAAACAATTTAAAGTAGTCTTCTTTGATGAAGCTCAAGACATGTCCACTATTCAATGGAAAATGGCTGAAAAAATATGGAAGGAATCTGAGACTTCTTACATTGCAATGGATCCTAATCAAGCTATTTATACGTGGGCTGATGCTGATGTATCAAAAGCATTAGAAGTAAAAGAAAATGCAAAAGAATTAATTGTTCTAGATCAATCAAAACGAGTTCCTAGAAAAGTTTGGGAAGTAGTTAATCGTGTCGAAGAACAAATTAATAATGATGAAGACATTGAGTGGCGACCCGCGGAGCGCGATGGACAAGTCGAGTTCATTAGAAACATTTATCATTTAGATATGAAAGAAGGTTCATGGCTTATTATGGGTCGTACGCGTTCTATACGTGAAGATCTAGAAGAAATGTTAGTAAAGAAAAATGTATTTTTCCGGGTAAAAATGAGAGATAATAAATATAGATATTCGATTAAATCACAAGAGAGAAATGCAATATTAACTTGGAAGGATATAACTATTCATAAATACTCTGTATCATTAAAAATGGTAGAGAACATGTACAAAGTCTTAGGAAAAGATTTTGTTACACGAGGCTATAAAAAAATTGTTTCAGAGCAAAGAAAAGCTTTGCCTGATAAAAAAGTTTCTTTTGATGAATTAAAATCTGATTACGGTCTTGTTGCCGACATTAATCAGTCATGGGTAGATGTCATGACAACATTAAATACAGAGACAAGAGCTTATTTAGAAAATCTAGAATCAAGAGGAGAGGATATAGGTAAAGAACCAAGAATAACTTTATCCACTATTCATCAGCAAAAAGGTGGGGAAGCTGATAATGTCATTGTTTCCTTAGACATAGGTAAAATGGCTTATGATGATTATAAGAAAAATCCTATTAACGAGCATCGACTGTTTTATGTCGCCTTTTCAAGAGCAAAAGAAAATCTTTACATAGTAACACCAACAAGCAGGGAGGCTTATAGAGTATGAGTAAACAAATAGGAATGTTTAAACCGAAATCAGAGTGGTTACCACCACAAGAATTTAAAAATATTAAAGATGCAAAAAGAATTGCGATCGACTTAGAAACAAAAGACCCAAACATTACATCGAAAGGACCAGGTTGGGCTACTAATGATGGACACATTATTGGTGTTGCTGTCGCTGTTGATGGTTGGGAGGGTTATTATCCTATTCGACACGAAAATAGTTTTAACTTTGATCCTATTGTTACTTTAGATTGGCTAAAAGAAATGCTCTCTACTGATTGTGATAAGATCGCTCATAATGCTACTTATGATTTTGGTTGGTTACAAGCCGAGGGAGTAAGTTGGAACGGTCGTATTATTGATACAATGATTGCAGCTCCTTTAGTAGATGAAAATAAATACAGTTATTCTTTAAATGCTTTATCAAAAGAATATTTGGTAGATACAAAATCAGAATGGGCGTTGTATGAAGCGGCTGCACAGTTTGGTGTCGATGCTAAATCAGAAATGTATAAAATGCCTGCTACGTTTGTAGGAGAATATGCTGAACAAGACGCAGCTCTTTGTTTACGTTTATGGGATCGTCTACAAGAAGAAATTACTAAAAATGATTTACAAACAGTGTTAGATCTAGAACTAGATCTTTTGCCTATTCTTATGAAGATGAGAGCCAAAGGTGTTCGAGTAGACTTAGAAGCAGTTGAAAGAGCAGAAAAAGATCTTATTAAAAGAGAAAATAAATTATTAAAATTTATTCATGATGAAACAGGAATGAGGTGCGATATTTGGGCTGCTCGTTCTATTGAAGAAGTTTTTAAAGGATGTGGAATTGATTATCCTCAAACAGAAAAAGGTAATCCTAGTTTTACTAAAAGCTTTCTAGAAAATAATCCTCATGCAATTCCAAAAGCCATCGTAGAAGCGAGAAGCTATAACAAAGCAAGAGGAACTTTTACTAATATGATTAATAAATTTCATCATAATGGTCGTATTCACGCTAACATTAATCAATTAAGAAGTGATAGTGGAGGAACGGTAACAGGAAGATTTAGTTACAACAATCCAAACTTACAACAAATTCCTGCAAGAGACTCTGCTGATGCTGAATTAAAGATAGGAACATTGATTAGAAGTTTATTTTTACCTGAAGAAGGAGAAAAATGGGGTTCATTCGATTACTCTCAGCAAGAGCCGCGTTTGGTGGTCCATTATGCAAATAAAGTGGGACTTGACGGATCAAAAAAGCTTTTAGAGGCCTATAGAGATAATAAAAACACTGACTTCCATACGATCATGGCCGAGATTGCAAGTATACCTCGTAAGAGCGCTAAAACCATAAATTTAGGACTTTTCTATGGAATGGGTGTTGGAAAACTAGCAGATCAGCTAGGAATTGATCCTGATGAGGCAAAATCATTAATTAACCAGTATAACGAGAGAGTTCCGTTTGTTAGACAGCTTGCGGACAAAGTTTCTGATCACGCACAAAGAAAAGGAAGAGTAAGAACAATTCTTGGAAGACAATGTCGCTTCGATTTATGGGAACCAAAAAGTTTTGGAGTACATAAAGCTTATCCTTATGAGAAAGCAGTCGAAGAATATGGAAGTAATATTGGTTTAAAAAGAGCCGGAACTTACAAATCTTTGAACAGATTAATTCAAGGATCAGCTGCTGATCAGATTAAAAAAGCAATGGTGGAATTACATAAGGAAGGAATCATACCAATGATACAAATTCATGATGAATTAGCTATTAGTGTCGATGGCACAAAAGAACAACAAGATAAAATAATAGAAGTTATGGAAAACTGTTTGGAAATGGAGATACCATCAAAGGTAGATGTCTCAATAGCAGATAACTGGGGGGAAACACAATGAACTGTTGGCACTGTAATTCAGAATTAATTTGGGGAGGAGACCATGATATCTCTGAAGAGAATGAAGAATATGTAATTGTAACAAATCTTAGCTGTCCAAAATGTAAAAGCTTTGTAGAAGTGTATTATCCAAAGGAGGAAGAAAATGAGTGATAAAATTAATCCTAATTATTATAAAAATAAAACGATTGAAACAATCGATGCAATTGAATCTCAATTAACGAAAGATGAATTTATTGGATATTTAAAAGGTCAGATATGGAAATATCTGGCCAGACATCGTGAAAAGAACGGTATTGAAGATATTAGAAAAGCTCAATGGTATTTAAATAAACTAGAAAAAATGTTGTCAGTTGATGGTGTCGCTTAAAAGAATGGTAACGATAGTTAATAAATTAATGTTATTTGCAAGAGGCACTAAATCTAAAAACTTTTGCTAATACACACAAAGTTACCTTCCTGTATATTTTGATCGTTACCATTCTAACTAACAATATATCATATCTGTTGTGCAAAACAAACAATTCTTTTTTTACAATTGTTAATTAAAACCTTATCTCGAAAGGAAAAATATTATGTTTAATTTAACAAAAAGATCAATGAACCATTTCTTAAACTTATTTGCAAAAAAAGAAGATAAAGATGAAGGTATCAAACAATACTGTCAATCAGAATACAAAAAAGATTGGTATGCAGCTTACGTGACCTTTAAAGAAGAAGGTCGCTTTCCAAACTTTATTCGAAGAACTCTTTAAATAGAGTTGAACTCTTTTGTGGTACAGAAGCCCGTAATATATAAATCAGGGCTTCCTGTTTCCACATTTTTCTTAAAATAATCTACAAAATCTAAACATTGATCGACTGACTCAAATGTTTGATCGTTCATTGGTTCAATAATACAGGTTTTATCTAAAGGTGTGAATGTACTTTGCAAACAAGCAATAAGTACAACAAATACCTTCATTAGTAACTATAGATGATTTGAGGAAGATCTGTATATTTTGCTCTTTTATCTAAGTGTACGAAATTTTTAGCTAAACCAATTGTCCATCCAAGTTCCAAAGCTACTTGAAAAAGTTTGACTAATAGAACTCCATCAGGTCTTTTCATATCAATGGCGCAAGTATCAGTACCATACTTGTCGTTGTCAATTAAATGTAATGAATTACTAGAAGCAGGGTAACCTCGTGACTGTAACCATTCATTATGTTCTTCTGTTC